CCTTATGAAATGATTATAGGTCAGGCAGCGTTAGAGTCTGGTTGGGGTACAAGTAGATTTGCTAAAGAGGCAAATAACTTATTCGGTATTAGAACGTGGACTAAAGAATCATCACATTTATTACCAGTAGGTATTGAGAAATGGCCTGGTTGGGGAGTAAGAGTATTTCCTAGTAAATGTGATAGTGTAAAAGAATATGTTAGATTATTAAATGAGCATCCTGCTTACGAAGATTTTAGAGAATTAAGATTAAAAACTAATGATCCGATTGCATTAATTAAAACACTTGATAAATTTTCTACTACAAAAGATTATGATGTAAGAGTTATAAGAATGATAAAAAAAATAAGAAAGTTAGAAGAGGAGAAATAATGATGGTAAGTGAAGACTTAAACAGAATAAAAGTCAAGTACAAGAAAATAGATAATCTCGCTAAGGCTTGTGCAAATGCTCAAAGTGATGACTTCAAAGCATTGTGGTATCATAAACTAATAGATTTAGCAAGAGAGTATAAAATGCTAGACTATGTTATGAGGAAAGTGATACACTAATGAATGATGGAAAATAAGGACATAGAAGAATATCATAAAATGATTGACAGTTTAACAAAGAAGACATATCAACCATTGCCAGATAGTTTATATATAGGTGATAGTAAGATACATGGTCAAGGCTTAATCGCTAAATATAATATTTCTGAAGGAACAGATTTAGGTGTTAGTCATTACAGAAAAGGTGACGAGGTAATTAGAACACCACTTGGTGGTTTTATAAATCATAGTGAAGAACCTAATATGATTAGAAAACAGATTAGAATAGAACCTTATTGGGATAAATGGACTGTAACCACAACAAAAGACATTAAAAAAGGTGAAGAATTAACACTAAAATATACAATGTATAGGGTTGACAATGCCGACTAGATGTGTTATAATAAAACTATGAAAAATTTAAAAAAAATGATATTAGGTATCTTTGCAGTAGGTAGTTTCATATTCTTTTTAGCGATAACTTTAAATTTATTACAAGGTACACTATGATAAATTACTTAATACAAATAATAGATTTTAAGATATCAGTATTAAATAAAATGAAAAGATGTCTAACAGGTGAGGCAAAGATGGATAAGAATTATAAAAGATGGAGAAAAGGCGTTAAAGAATGGGCAAAAAATAGATGAATAAATTTATTGATCCTAAAAATCCCAATACAGTTGGTAAAAGTGTTTGGAATTTGGGCAATCACATATTAGTTGTATGTTTTATATTATCATTATTGTTTGTTGTGAAAGCGAGTTATAGTTAATGAATATATTTTATTTACATAAAGACCCTAAAGTTTGTGCTGAACAACACCTAGATAAGCATGTGGTTAAAATGCTTATCGAGTATGCTCAACTTATGTCAACTGCTCACAGAATGCTTGACGGTGTTAAGTATATCGCTAAATCAAAGACAGGTAGAAAAGTTACCAGATACAGATTAGAGAATAAGAATGAAGAAGCAACTATATACAAGGCTTGTCATTTACATCACCCGAGTGCAGTATGGGTTAGAAATAATGCTTACAACTATCAATGGTTATATCAGATGTGGTCACATTTACATGATGAATTTCAATTGAGATATGGTAAAGATCATAAGTCATATACATTATTAAAAGACCTATTGAGAAATCCCCCTAAAAATATTCCCCTAAATATTCCTTTTAATCAACCGACACAAGCAATGCCTGATGATGTAAAGAATGAAGATAGTATTACTGCTTATAGAGATTACTATGTTAAATACAAGAAGGATTTTGCTACATGGAAAACAAGTATTCCAGAATGGTATAGTGAGGGAATAAATGCCAACTTATAGATTTTACAATAAGAGAACTAAAAAAGAATATACAGACCTAATGTCTATTTCTGAAATGGAAGAGTTTATTAAAAATAAACATATCAAAATATTACCACCTACACAATTAAATATTGTATCGAGCACAGGCTCGTTAGATAGTAAAACTGATAATGGTTGGAAAGAGGTGTTATCAAAAGTATCTGAAGCACACCCAGCGAGTAATCTAGCAGCACAATATGGTAAAAAGTCAGTAAAAGACACACAAATTGACAAGGTAATAAAGACACATAGAGCAAAGAAGGCAGGTAAGAAAGTATAAATAGTAGTATGGCAGATTTCGATTTTTTAGACGGATTTGACGCTGATGGTGATTGGGGTTTTACCTCGGTCAAGAGTAAACCAGCGACAGAAAGTAAAGCAGAGTCAGAAGCTACAAAAGAAGTTGTTAAGACAACAGCTGATAATGTGGGTAAGGCGGTGTCTAGCGAGATCATCAATAGACTAGAATCAAAACTAGATAAACTATTAAGAGCGACAAACGAAACAAAAGATACAGTTGTCGCTAAGAATGAAACAGAATTAGAGATTGCTAAGAAACAAATGGATGATGAGTACGATTTGAGAAAAGATAATCTAGGAAAAGAATACAAAGAGAACTACAAGAAACTAGAAAAACTTATCATACCTCTACTAATTAAATTAGCAAAATCACCCGAGGCCTATATTCATTGGCCTAATAGAGCAGAAGTAATTGAATCTCAATTAAAGAAGATCATTGCTATAACTCGTGGAAAATAATCAACAAAGGATATCAAATGAAACTAAGCAAGAACTTTAGCTTAAAAGAAATGACTGCTAGTCAGACGGCTGAGCGTAAAGGTATTAATAATAATCCTAATGACGATCAGATTACAGCGTTGCAGAAACTATGTGAAAACATACTACAGCCTGTTCGAGAACACTATGCTACACCTGTGACAGTATCAAGTGGGTTTAGAAGTGAAGAATTATGTGTTGCAATTGGCAGCTCAATTAACTCACAGCACGCTAAGGGCCAGGCTGCCGACTTCGAAATATTTGGAGTGCCGAACGCTGAATTAGCAAAATGGATTGTAGAGAATTTAGATTTTGACCAATTGATATTGGAGTATCATAAACCTGAAGAGCCTAATAGTGGGTGGATACATTGTTCATATAAGAGCCCAACAGATAATAGAAAACAAACATTGAGAGCATTCCGAAACGATCAAGGTAAAACTCAATATGTTGAATACAATCCTAGCTGAGCGCTTGGTGAGGTTACTAAAGAAGAGCATAACGATATGTTAATGCTTTACAGAAGTACCTAATTATGATATAATATTGTTATGAATAAATTACACGAATATATGAAGGCTAATCATAGCATGAAAAGTTTTACTCATGTGCCACAAGAGAAAAAACAATTAAATTTAATTACCGAGACTATACAAGGCAAGAGATTCTATGTATTACCTAACGGCAACAAATATCCCTCAATCACAACTGTGCTATCGGAAAGAGGCAATGCAGGTATAATCAAATGGCGTGAGTCAGTTGGTGAACAGGCTGCAAATACTATTATGAGAAATGCAGCTAAGAGAGGTACAGCTGTACATACACTTACAGAAAACTATCTTAACAACGAGGAACTATCTCAGCAAGGAGTTTTACCAACAGCGCTCTTTACCATCTTAAAAACTGAACTGGATAAGATAAATAATATAGTAATGCAAGAGGGTGCTCTTTACAGCGATAAATGGGGTGTTGCAGGTAGAGTCGATTGTATTGCAGAATACGAAGATAAATTATCCGTAATAGATTTTAAAACATCTACTAAAGATAAGAAGGAAGAATGGATTGAAAATTATTTTATTCAGACTTCTGCTTATTGTGAAATGTATGAAGAACTTTATGGCAAAGCAATCGATCAGATAGTAATATTGATTGTGACCGAAGAAGGATCCACACAAACATTTGTAAAGAATAAGAAAGATTATTTACCCCTATTAAAACCAGCAATAGAGGAGTTTCATAAGAAATTTAAAGGAGATGAAAGACAAAATATTAGATAACTTACCTGGAATATTTGTTGTTTTAGCATTTATATTTGGGATAACATTATCTTTTAATCATGCTAAAGCAGGACCAGAAGGTATGTCACAATATCCTTGGGTTCCAATGCAAGTACCAATGTGGTGTGGTCCCATTGAAGAAGTTAATATGGTATTACAAAAAGAGGGATATGTTGCAGTAGAGGTAGCATTTGGTAGAGCGGGTGCTATGCCTACAGGCGAGATCGCATATGCGGTTACGACCTATGCTTCTAGTGATACACCAGGACATATTGTAAGAACAATAGAAACACCAGAACAAGTTGATAAATGTATAATGAATATGTTATTTGATTTCAAAGCGGTAGATATTAAACCAAGTAA